CAAGAAGCGATTCTTGGCAATTTAGATGGAGGAGAATTAGTAAATAAACTTACAGAAGATATGCAAAAAGCAGGAGCAAAAGCAATATCTGAAAGAATAACAGCTAGTTTAACTGGAGGTGTTAAGAGTTTATTCGGTATGGGAGACAAAGTAGCACAACTAACTCCTGAAGCACAGGCAATAAAAACAGCTCATGAATATCACATAGGAGAATTAGAAAGAGTACTAGAGGCTCACGCTAGAGCTTTTGGACATGATTATAAAAAAATAGGTGGTGTTTCAGACTTAGAAGAAATTGGTTTAAATCCAGATGGCACTCCTAAATTTGGATTAAAAGAAAAAATAGCTGGTCTTGGCGGAGATACACCACCAGGAACAGGTACAGGTGGAGCAGATGCCGCAATGGAAGAATTAAAAGAAGCAATAAAAGAACCTTTTAAAGGATTAACAGATTTCTTTGGTGGAATTTTTGGCAATATTAGTTCTGCTTTTGGTGGCATTGGCGGAGGTGGAGGAATCGGTGGGTTCTTCTCAACACTATTCGGATTAGAAAGAGGTGGAGTTATAGGATTAGCAAAAGGTGGTATGGCAAGATATGCACATGGTGGTATCGCAAAACAACCAACATACTTAGTGGGAGAAGGAAAGAAAAATGAAGCAGTAGTCCCACTACCAGATAATAAGAGTATTCCTGTTGATTTAGGAAACTCAGGTGGAAATACAAATAATACAAATATTACAGTTAACATGGCTGACGGAAGTTCAACTACAGACACAGATAGTGGAGCACAACTTGCAAAAGCAATTGATGCAGCAGTACAAGCTACAATAGAAAAAGAACTTAGACCAGGCGGAGTATTAGCAGGAGGATAAGATGGCATTAGGATTTAGTACAGGATCGTCATTTGGAAGTAGAACAATTATACCAGATAAAGGTATGACAAGAAGTAATGAACCTGTAATTTTTAAAGCTGAGTTCGGAGATGGCTATCAACAAAGAATAGCTAATGGTATAAATAATTTAAAACAACAGTTTTCAGTATCGTTTGCAACTAGAGAAAAAGCAGAAATAGATGATATTGTAGGATTTTTTGAAAGTACAAATGGTGTAACAGCATTTGATTTTACATTTGCAGATACAAATGCAAGTGGCAACGAAGAAACAGTAAAAGTCTATGTATCAGAATTTACTCAAAACTGGGATTATGATGACTTTTATACTTTATCAGCAACTTTTGTAAGGGTTTATGAAGCATAATGGCAGAAAATATAGCAGTAAAAGATTTACAAAAACTTGACCCAGGCTCAGAACTGGTTTGTTTGTATGAATTAGAATATGTAAAAGGAAGTTTTATTTATTTTATGTCAGGTCTTGATACTGATTTAACTACTGTTCAAATGAGAGATTATAATAATAATTCTCAAATTAACACTTATATAGCTATACCTGCAAAAATACAAGGACTAGAATACAAGAATGATGGAGCAATAGCAAGGCCATTAGTAAATATTGCAAATGCAACTAATGTTTTTTCAAATGCAATCGGAACAATTGATTTTGATTCTTTCTTAGGACTGAAGTTTATTAAAAGAACTACATTGAAAAAATACTTACATGGAGAAGGCTCAGCAACTAATCCTCCTACTGAATTTCCAAGAGATGTTTATCTCATGGATAGAATCAAAGGAAAAACTAAAACAGCTGTTCAAATAGAGTGTGTTGCTCCTTTTGATTTACAAGGAGTAAAAATACCTGCTAGAAATATTTTACCAGATAGATGCCCTTTCATTTATCAAGGAGCAGGAGATCACCAAGATAATTGGAAAAAAGCACAAAGTGGGTGTACTTGGCATGTAGAAGGAAAAATAAAGTCTTCTATATCTGCCTTATCAGATGGAACAGAATATACTGTCTATGTAAATATTGATGATGAGTATGTTATTCCAGACAGTACAAGTTTTACACTTTATTCAAGTGGAGCAGTAACAGCAGATGCTTATTATAGAACAACAAAAACAATTACAAGATATAATGCAAATGGCACTACAAGCAGTGTAACAGCAAATAATTATTGGCAAGCAATAGCAAATAATAATGCACCAGGCACTCCTTCAGATAGCAACTCTGCATTTAAAAGAGTAAGAGTATTTTCAGCATATTCTCATGGAACAGAATATTTTACTTTTAGTGACGATAGAGATAACAGTTATGTAACTTTTACAGACAATACTGCAAGTTCTTCTACAAATGGAAAAGTCTTACTATGGAAAGCTTCAGTTCCTAGTCAAAATACTCACCCGATACCAGGTGGAGGAGTTTGGGAAAGAGGAGATGGCTGTAGTAAACGAACAGAGGGCTGCAAAATGAGATTTGGATTTGCCCCTAAAGCTGTAGGAACAGCAACTTCAACAGGTAAAGCTAAAACAAATACAGATGCTACATTACCTTTTGGAGGTTATCCTGCATCGAAGGCGTTCTCATGATGGAAGAAATTTATGCACACGCTGGTAGAGAAGCACCACGAGAATGTTGTGGGCTTGTTATACAAGATGGTGATAATGAAAAATATATTCCACTTGAAAATATTGCCGAAAATGAAAAAGACTTTAAAATGGACGGAAAAACTTTCCTTACATATTTACTAAATTCAAAAATAAAATATGTAGTCCATAGTCACTATTGTCAAAATTCTGCCCCAAGCGAAGTTGACAAGATACAATGTCGAGAGGTGGGAATCCCGTATTTAATCGTTTCCTATCCTGAAAAAGAATACACAATTTTACAACCATGACTAGAAACATTTATTTAAAAGGAAGAATGGGTAAACTATTCGGAGAACATCATAGATTAAACTGCAAGACAGTTCAAGAAGCTATGCATGCAATAGATGTAATGAAAGGCGGTCTTCGACAATATCTCATAGATTGCACCGAAAATGGAGTAGGATTTACAGTTCAAAAAGGAGAAGAATTTTTAACTAATCAAACAGCAGGAATTGAACTAGGTAAAGACGATATAATTATTACTCCAATCCCACAAGGGTCAGGTTTAAGTGATATTGGAAAAATAATTTTAGGAGTAATATTAATTGTTGTTGGTTTAACAGTAGACCCTTCTGGAAAAACAGCAGAAGCTGGACTACAACTATTAGTAACTATAGGTACACAATTAGCTCTTGCTGGTATTATAGGACTTACCTCAGACGACCCCGAAGAATTAGAGGAAGAACAATCAACTTTATTTAATGGGCCAACCAATACTACAAAGTCAGGTATACCAGTGCCTCTTTGTTATGGAAAAATGGAAGTTGGCGGGGCTGTTGTAAATTTTGGTTTTACAGATTACAGAATAACAGGAAATCAAGGCTATACTTTTGTAAGTAAAGGAACTCGTAGTGGTTCAGGTTCTGGAGGCGGCGGAGGCGGTGGCGGAAGCGCTGGTGGCGGTGATTCAGATTGGATGCAGGAGATAATGCAAGAATAATGAGTACAGCACAAGGAAACAATAGAGGTAGCGCACCATTAGATTCGCAAGGAGTAAAAGCAGTCTCAAAAGTTCGTGCGCAAACTGCTGTTATTTATGATTTACTATCCGAAGGTCCGATTGAAGGATTAGTTGATGGTGTTGCAAGTATTAGACTTAATGATAATCCTGTTGCAAATGGTACAAATGCAGCTATTCTTTCTCCTCAAAGGTCATTCGATGCCAACTATGTACACAGCACAGGTGTAATTACTGATAATTCAACAGGTAATATATTTAGTGGAGCTTCAACAGCAGATGGCACAAGAGAGATAATAGTTCAAGGAGCAAGTAAAAGAACTACATCAACTATAACTACTGTTGCAGGTAATAATATAGTTGTATCAAGTAATACAAGTTTCTTTGCTTCAACAGATGTATGGGACGGAAGTGGTATTCAACCAATGATTCGTATTGATGGTGCTGGAGACAATGGTGGACAGCTCGTAGCAGGAATCACTGAACACATAAATAATGCCGCAGTAAGAGTAGACCTTACTCCTATGACAAGTATATCAGGAACAAATGCTTATTTAGATTTAAAAGATACTATCGACAGTTTTAGCGGAAATACTGCAACAATATCAGCCGCTGGAGTTACTGTTGCAAATACTGGAATACAAATGAGTAGTCCATTTAGGGCTTCAAATGCCGCTCCTCTATATAATTATGAAAATTTTGGATTTGCATTTAGAACAGGTACTCGTGAACAAGCATATTTACCAACACCTTCAGGTATAGGTAGCGCATCAGTTGCTCACCAAGTTAGTGGAGGTAATATAAGTACTTCATCTAGTTCAGGATATCCTTCGGCAAGTGCTTTTGGTTTTGAAGAAACATCTTCTTATACAGGAAGCGCACTACAAGTAACATCAGCTTCTATGGGAGTAGGTAATGCTTCAGAAATAGACGCAGTAAAAATAACTTTACAATTTAATAGTATGATTTCCCAAAAAGAAACAGGGAAATTAGGAAATGGTTTTGCAGAATATAGAATTAAATTTGGATATTCTAGAGATGGCGGAAGTACTTATCAAGATGTAACAAAAGTAGGTAGACCAACAATCGCTACTAGTACATCAAGTTATCATAAAAATGGAAGAACAAAAGATTCACAAAGTGGTATTATAACAGGTAAAACTCGACAACCTTTCAATCATGTTTATACTTTTGATATAAGTAAGTATCAACCTTTTGATGCTTATAGAATTAGTGTTGAAAGAATATCTGCAGAAAATCAAAAAGAAAATAAATGGCAACAGACTAATACGGGTACTGTAAAACAAATTGAAAACATTATTACTGATAAATTAACTTATCCTTATTCTGCCTATGCTGGTGTAGTAGTAGACGCAAAAGATTTTAATGCAATTCCAAAAAGAAGTTATGAAATTCGTGGACTAAAAGTAAAAGTTCCCACAAACTATTTCCCACTTGATGAAGCAAATACAGCAACAGGAGTTAGACGAAGCACAGCAGCATATACTAGAAATGTAACTTCAGGAGCAGAAGAAGCCTCAGTACAAGACTGGGACGGTAATTTTAGAGGCGACCAAAAAACATTTACAAGTCCTACTCATGCAAATTATGAACCTGTATACACAAATAATCCTATTTGGATATTCTATGACTTACTGACTAATCAAAGATACGGATTAGGTAAATACCTCGATGAAGATTTTGATTTTTCACAAATAGATAAATATACATTATTTCAATTAGCAAAATATTGTGATGAATTAGTCCCTGATGGAAAAGGTGGAACAGAGCCTAGATTTACTACTAATTTATACATACCTAAAGACCAAGACGCACTAAAAATACTAAAGAACTTAGCTTCACAATTAAGAGCAATGGTAATATGGTTTAATGGTCAAGTTACTCTTGGAATGAATCAACAAAAAGGTGCAATATATACTTTCTCCAAATCAAATGTAATAGGAGGAGAGTTTGCTTATGCAGGTAGTGCAGGAAGATTTAGAAACAATCAAATAGCAGTATCTTGGAACGACCCAGATAACGGATATAAACAAGCAGTAGAAGTTGTAGAAGACCACGACAATATTGCAAGAACAGGTAAAGTTAGAAGAAAAAATATTACTGCATATGGTTGTACTTCACAGGGTCAAGCAATAAGACATGGTAAATATCAATTACTATCCGAACAGCTTGAAAAAGAAGTAGTAAATTTTAAAACAGGATTAAACGCACTAGGATTAAAACCAGGTGATGTAATAAAAGTTCAAGACGGTGATTTACAAGATATTGTTACAAGTGGTCGTGTTACTACTTCAGCTTCTTCTACAACTACAATTATACGAACTGATAGAGATTTAACTTCTTTCCTAAATAATGACGATAACTTTAAATTACATTTAATATATCCAAGTGGTGGAGCTTATCTAGCACAGCCTATTGCTACTATTAACTCAGTAACATATAATTCTGGAGATTTAATACTTCTTGATGAAGATGGAGCAGCTATTGATACCCAAGCAAAAGCTTCTAACTTAAAAGATGATAGTGGAGCAGTTGTTCAAACTTTTTGGTCAGATGACCTTAGAATTGAAACTAAAGCAATAAGCTCTTTTAATGCTACATCTGTAACAGTATCAAGTGCATTTAGTTCAGCTCCGAATGGAGAAGTAATATATACTATTTCTGGAGAGACTGATGACAATGTTATAAAACCAGGAACATTCAAAGAATATATAATTACAAGTATAAAACACGAAGACGATATGACTGTGGGTGTTAGTGCAGCAGCTTATGAAAGAGCAAAGTTTGACGCAGTAGATAGAGGGTGGAAAGTACCTGCATATCCAGATACTTTATATAAACCACCAGCAAGAGGAGATGAAGTACCAGCACCAATAGGACTAACAGCACAATTAGTACCAGGAAACTCTGCAGGTGGACATAATGTAGGAGAGGGAGATAATGAAAATGATTATTCTATCGTTTTAAATTGGACACACCCTACTACTCAAAGAACAGATTCAGATGGTAACTCTTTAACTGATGTTTATGAACATCTACTTGGTTATAATATACAACATAACATAGAAGGAATAAATGATGATAGAGATGCTAACAGAGAGTTTACAACTGTATTCTTAGATTCAAATAATAAATCAAATTATGTATTTAATAATATTGTACCATCTTCATATAAATTTAGAGTTCAAACCGTGGCAACAAATGGTAAGACTTCAGGTTGGATACAAAGAACTTTAGAATTTCCTGACAGTGCTTATGCAATATTTGGTCAAGGGTCTATACCAGCAGGTATGAATCATTACATACAAAAAGGTGGTGTATTAACAACTGTTGTTGATGTCAACTCTACCGATGGTACTTGTACTTTTGCTAATAATACTTATGTATTTACTCCACCTAATAGTGTCTCTCCTATAACAGTTTCAAATGGCACCACAGCACAAACTGTTCAAGGAGACTTTGAAGAACTAGCAAATGGAAGCAAAGGATTTTTACTATTTGACTATAGTAATACAGCTAACCCTCTAAAAGCAATATCTCTAGTTACAGATACAGCTGCAGTAGATGCTGCTACAAATGGAAAATTAAACTATCAATTTATGGCAAGAATTGGAGAGTCTAATAATGATTTGATTCAAGCTACCGGAACAGTATCAGTAACAGCAGGATTACCAGAAGTAACAGGTAGTAGTACAACTTTTACTAGTGACTTTACAGAAGGCGACATAATAGCAATCGATACTGCAGGAGCTACTAGATTTATGGGGAGAGTTATTGAAGTTGCAAATAATACTCATCTTGTTATGGATAGTAGTCCAACAAGAGCTTACAGTGGTAAAACTGTTCACAAACAAGGATTAATTTTTGACCATTTAAAAGATAGTATTATTGGAGAAGTAGCAAACAACGCAGGAACATTTACATATACTGCATTTACAAATAAACTAAAAATTGATAACTCTGGTGAGATAGCAGACAATACTGTTAATGCATCAATTATAGCAAACAATGCAATAGGAGCTATACACATATCAGCTAATTCAATCGGAGCAGCAGCTATTGTAGCAGATTCTATAGACAATTCTCACATAGCAGCAAACTCAATAAATGCGGCATCTATAATAGGTGGAAGTATCACAAATGCAGAAATAGCAGGAAATACTATTACAACAGCTAATATACAAGCAAACGCTATTACTTCATCACAACTTTCAGCAAGTGCAGTAGGTTCAGTAAGTATAAGTGCAAATCAGATTACATCAGTAGAGATTGCAGCAAACAGTATAGGTAGTTCAGAAATAGCCGCAAACTCTGTTAATGGTACAATTATAACAGGTAATGCTGTAGGCAGTAGTGAGATATCTGCAAACTCTGTAAATGGTATTATCATAGCAGGTGGAGCAGTAGATACTAGTCAAATAGCAGGTAGCGCTATATCAGCAGCTAAACTAGCGGCTGAAGCTGTAACAGAAGAAAAAATTCAAGATGATGCAGTTTCTAATCCAAAAATAGCAGCGAATGCAGTTGAAACTGTTCAACTAAAATCAAACTCTGTAACAGCAGCAATAATTGTAGCTAATGCTATTGGTAGTAGTGAGATAGCAGCGAACGCTATTAATTCAGTTATA